ACAGTTCAGGCGTGTGGAACGCAAAACCCAACGGCCTGTGCAAACAATATTGCTGGGTGACGGAATGCACCCATTGTGGAAGGAAGTGATATGCCGTACACCCGCAAGTGGGGCCCCGGTAAGTTAAAGTCCTGCGCAACATGCACCACTCCTTTTGAACCCAAGAGCGGCACCCAAAAATATTGTTGCACAGCATGCAAACGAAAAGCGTATCAAATTGAAGGGCCAGAATCTACGGAGCGTCAATATGCTTTGATCAGTGGGAATTGGGAACGCTATTTTGGGCGTCTATGTACCCGAGCATTTCGGCGCGACCTGCTGACAAAACATGACTGCGTAGATATACTGAAAGCCCAAAGTTATTGTTGCGCCCTTACTGGGGTTGAACTGACGTGTAGGTTGGAGAAGGGCGTGGTCTGCAAGACCAACGCCAGTATCGACCGCATAGACCCGAAAGGGCCATACACTAAAGACAACGTGCACCTAGTGTGCGCGGCAGTAAACAAATTTCGGATTGACTTGCCACTCAACGAGTTCGTTGACTGGTGTAAAAAGGTAGCACACCATGCCGTACGTAAACAAAAAACGCCCGTATGAAAAAGAGTACCAGCAACAACTGGCACGAGGGGAGAGTGAAGCAGATGCAAGACGTAAAAGAGAGAACGCCCGCGACCTGTATGACCGAGAAGGTATCGACCGCAAGGGCAAGGATATTGACCACAAGCGCCCTTTATCTAAAGGTGGCAGCACCAGTAAAAGCAACCTGCAGCTCAAGACAGCTTCAGCAAACCGGTCGTTCAGTCGCAACAGCGACCACACCGTGAAAAAGAATAAACCCAAGTAGTCTTGGAATACGCAGCGCGTAAGGTATGAGTGGTGCTGCGGGGGTGTTTAGAGATTTGAACCCTAAAACCATATCAGTTGAAGGCCCCGCCCTTTCGAGGGGTTGATTCAACCGACTGGCACCCGCAAGGTGCCGACCCCAGACCCGAACGTGGATTCCACTTTCGGGATATTCTGCATTGGAGAACACATGGAAATCATTCAAGGCAAGGCCCTAAAACTGCGGCTCAAGAACCCGCACAAGGTCTTGAGCGTTATCCCCAAGAGTGCGCTGGTCGAGGACGGCCCCGTCAGTACAGTGATGGTTCACTGGGGGTTGGAAGAAGCGCAGGTTCTGAAGAACCTCAAGATCAAGAACGTACCGTCCCCCATCATTGCCAAGTACGGATGGCCCGGTATCTACGACCCGTTCGCACACCAGAAACAAACCGCAGCTTTCTTCACGCTGCACCGCAGGGCGTTCTGCTTCAACGAGCCCGGCACCGGCAAAACGATGTCAGCCACATGGGCGGCAGATTACTTGATGAACCTCAAGCAGATCAAGCGTGTGCTGGTCATCTGCCCCTTGTCGATCATGCAGTCCGCATGGCAGGCCGACATCTTCAAAGCGGCGATGCACCGCAGGGTGGGCGTGGCCTACGGCAGCAAGGAGAAGCGGATCAGGATCATCGAGTCGGATGCTGAGTTCGTGATCATCAACTTCGATGGCATCAGCATTGTGGAAGACCAGATCGCTGCGGCCGAGTTTGACCTGATCATCATCGATGAGTGCAACGCCTACAAGACCGCATCCACTGCACGGTGGAAGTCGCTCAACAAGATCATCAAGCCGAGCACATGGTTGTGGATGATGACAGGCACACCAGCGTCACAGTCCCCTCTGGATGCGTACGGTCTGGCCAAGCTGCTCAACCCATCCGCTGCGCCCCGCAGCTTCACGCTGTACCGCGATCAGGTCATGACCAAGATCACGCAGTTCAAGTGGGCCCCGAAGAGGGAGGCCGAGCAGATTGTCAGCTCGCTCCTGCAGCCAGCGATCCGGTTCACCAAGGACCAATGCCTTGACTTGCCAGACCTGCTGTACACCGAGCGTGAGGTGCCCCTGTCCACGCAGCAGATCAAGTACTACGAGAAGCTCCGCAAGGTCATGGCCATGCAGGCAGCAGGAGAAGAAGTCACCGCCGTCAACGCTGCGGCCAAGCTCAACAAGCTGCTGCAGATTGCGTGTGGAGCAGTCTATTCCGATACTGGTGAGGTGGTGTCGTTTGACTCTGCCAACCGCATGAGCGTGCTCAAGGAAGTGATCGAGGAGTCCAGCCACAAGGTGCTGGTGTTCGTGCCGTTCCGCCACACGATCGAGATTCTGTACGAGGAGCTGCGCAAGGATGGCATCACCGTGGAGGTCATCCACGGCGGCGTGTCTGCAGGGCGGCGCACCGATATCTTCAAACGCTTTCAAGAGACTGACGACCCACGTGTGCTGGTGATCCAGCCGCAAGCTGCATCGCACGGCGTCACTCTGCACGCTGCCAACACCGTGGTGTGGTGGGCACCCATCACATCGTACGAAACCTACGCACAGGCCAACGCCCGTGTGCACCGCGCCGGACAGAAGAACAAGTGTCTGGTCGTCAAGCTCCAAGGAAGTCCAGTGGAGTCCAAGCTGTACCGGGCACTGGAGTCTAAGGAAGAAGCGCAGTTCAACCTGATGGAACTGTACCGCGAAACTTTTTCGGAAGGAGTTGAAAATAAATCTTGACCCACCTTTACAAGATAAAGATTACTGTGTATCATTACCCAAAACAACGAAAGGATTCCCATGAGCATAACGGCAGACAAGCTGGTCAACGTCTACATAAAGATGCGTGACAAGCGAGCACAGCTCAAAGCTGCGTTCGAGGAACAAGACGGCAAGATCAAAGAGCAGATGGACCTCATTGAGTCCAGCCTGCTGGAGGTCTGCAAAGCAACCGGTGCTGACAGTATCAAGACTGCACACGGCACCGCAATCAAATCAGTGCAGACGAGGTACTGGACTGGAGACTGGGCAGCGATGCACAAGTTCATCCGGGACAACGATGCGCTTGATCTCGTGGAGCGCCGCATATCGCAGCTCAACATGAAGAACTTTCTACGTGAAAACCCGGACCTCATGCCCACTGGGTTGAACGTGGACAACAAGTACACTGTAACGGTACGGAGAAGCTAAATGGAAAATGCCCTGACGTTGGCTCAGGTGGCGAAGCTATTGCAGGTCGCCCCGTCAACCATTCACACAATGATTCGTGAGGAAGACGTGACCAAGCGTATTCCTTTCATTCGAGTCGGTAAGAGCTACCGGTTTTTTGGTAGCGAGCTTGCCAAGTTTTTCAACATGGACGCAGCAATCGTCGAGAATTTTTTAACCAAGGAGAAATCTAAATGAGCAATGAAATGACCCTGTTCGCCCAAGGTGGCAACGCACTCCCCGCACACCTGCGTGGCCTCGAACTCGATGCAACAACCAAAGCCCTGATGGGTGGCGGCACAGGCAAGCGTATCTCCATTCGTGGTGGTGTGTTCCGCATGATCGTTGGCGGCAAAGAGGTTGCACAGAATGACGACCGCGCCATGAACGTGGTGTTGGTTCGCTCCGCTGAGAAGACCAGCCGCAGCTACTACGCTGGCACGTATGTGGAAGGCCAGAACGCCGCCCCTGCTTGCTACTCCAACGATGGCGTCACACCTGCTGCAGACTCCAAGAACAAGCAGTCCCCCAACTGCGCCAACTGCCCACAGAACATCAAAGGTTCTGGCCAAGGTGACAGCCGCGCTTGCCGATTCAGCCACCGCCTCGCAGTGGTGCTGGAGAACAACCTTGAAGGCGATGTGTATCAGTTGACCCTGCCAGCACAGTCGATCTTCGGCACAGGTGACAACGGCAAGATGCCCTTGCAGCAATACGCCAAGTTCTTGGGTGGTCACGGTATCCCCGTGACAGCCGTGGTGACAGAGATGCGTTTCGACACAGCCAGCGCCACACCCAAGCTGACCTTCCGTGCAATGCGTCCGTTGAGCGTTGAAGAGATGGCCACTGCCAAGTCGCAAGGCGATACACCTGATGCACTGAACGCGGTCACCATGACTGTCACGCAGATGGATGGCGAAACCAAGCCGACAGGTAGCCCGTTCGCAGAAGCCCCAGCACCCGCAGCGAAGGCCAAAGCGGAACCCGCCGATGCAGTGGATGAGCCCGTCAAGCGCACGTCTTCCAAGAAGGCCGAAGTGAAAGACGTGTCCTCCGTCCTCGACGAGTGGGCTGACGACGCCGAGTAATGGTTTCGGGGGGAAAGCGGATGCTGCACGGACACCTCGGAGATCGCAAGACTAACGGGAGAAACAGAGATGCAGACGCAGCGAGTACCCCCACCTAACGAAAGAACAAAATGATCGGATACACACTTGCCCTTGTTGAAAAAAACAAGGCCGCTGACGGAAAAAAGGTCGGCGTCAAAATTGGCCGAGCATGTATCAAAAAAGGCATCTCCGTCAAAGAGGTTGCCAAAGTTGCCGGGGTTAGCACCGTGACCGTGTACGCATGGTTCATGGGTGACTTCAACCCGAAACCAGAAATCGCCGCCAAGCTGACCCGCTTCATCGACAACCAATAACCCATTCCTGCCATGACACTGACCGAATTCCTAAGCACGGTTCTTGCAGAGACAGGAACCTATTGTGCAGTCGGCATTAAGCAGGGGAAAATTCGTACACGTTTCGCAGACAGTCTGCCAATGCTGGTGCAGGAAGTCGATGGGCTACACCAAGCCCAAGCCGATGCCTACTTCGCAGTGTTCAGCTTCGATCCCAACATGCAGCCCCAGCGCAGGCTGGCGGCAAACGCTCTGAGGGCCAAAGCCTTCTGGCTCGATCTGGATTGCGGCCCCACCAAAGAATACCGAACTCGTGAACTGGCGATGTCAGCACTGGGGCAGTTTTGCTCTGACCTGAATTTGCCACAACCCATCTGCATCAACTCCGGCAACGGTGTGCACGCATACTGGGTACTGCCCGAGAGCATTCCGAAAGACATGTGGCTCCCTGTGGCCAACCGCCTCAAAGCCGTCTGTATCGAACGCAGCCTGTACGCTGACCCCGCTTGCACAACCGATGCTGCGCGTATCCTGCGCGTGCCAGAGACCACCAACTTCAAGAACCCCGATGCCCCGCTGCCCGTGGAGTACATCTGTGGTGAAGGCAAGATCGACCTGTTCGAGTTTGCCAAATGCCTCGGTGCACCAGAACCCAGCCAGACGGTAGACGCGCTGCCCTTTGAAGTGCCAGACCACATCAAGAATGCTGGCATGGATGGCACCAGCAAAGCCCTCATGGGGCAGAACAACATCTACAAGTTTGGCAAGATCATTGCCTTGGGCGCGAACGGTTGCGCACAGCTCAACCACATCATGGCGGATCAAGCTGGCATCGAGGAGCCGCTGTGGAGAGCCGGTCTGTCCATTGCCCACCTGTGCGAAGACGAGGCCACCGCCATCCACGAGATGTCGCACAACCACCCGCAGTACGACCCGTCAGATACGGTCTACAAGGCAAGCCTGACCAAGGGCCCATACACCTGCGACACCTTCGAGTCATTGAACCCCGGCGTGTGTGGCCAGTGCCCCCACAAAGGCAAGTTTGGTTCCCCGATCGTGCTTGGCAAAGAGATTGCTATGGCCACCGAGGAAGACAACGTGGTGCAGGCGGAAGATGCGAACTCACACGACACCCGCACCTACATCATCCCCACATACCCCTTCCCGTTTTTCCGTGGCAAGCACGGCGGCGTGTATCTCAAGGGCACCCCCAACGATGACGGCGTGTCGGACGACAAGCTGATCTATGAAAACGATTTTTACGTGGTCAAGCGGATGTATGACCAAGAGCAAGGCGAAGTGTTGTGGTTGCGCTTGCACCTGCCCAAAGACGGTGTGCGGGAGTTCTCCATCCCCCTGACAGACGCCACATCGAAAGACCGCTTCCGGGACACGATTGCAGCACAAGGGATCATGGCCCTTGGCAAGACCATCGACCCCCTCATGTTTTACATCCAGCGATGGTTGAAGGAATTACAGCATATGGGACAAGCAGAAACAGTCCGTAGCCAGTTTGGCTGGACCGAAGAAAAAACTTTTGTGATTGGTGATCGTGAGATCACTGCCGATGGTGTGCGGTACAGCCCACCGTCAAAGGCCATCATGCAGACATGCGGCCTGCTCACGAAGAAGGGCGACATCAACGAGTGGCGCACGATTGCCAACTTCTACAACAACCCCGGCATGGAGGCGCAAGCCTTTGCACTGTTCCTCGGGTTCGGTAGCGTGTTGATGCCGTACACACAGGTGCGCGGCGGTATCGTCAACTTGATGAGCCCCGGCTCCGGCACAGGTAAGTCCACCGTGCAGATGGTGATCAACAGCATATGGGGCAAGCCCTTTGACCTGCTGCTGCAAAACGACGACACGTACAACGCCAAGATTCACCGCTTCGGTGTGCTGAATAACTTGCCCGCCACGATTGACGAGATCACCAACATGAAGGAGGAGATCATTAGCCAATTGGCGTACGCCATCACACAGGGCCGTGGCAAGAACCGTATGGAGGCACAGTCAAACGCTGAGCGTCTGAACCACACCTTCTGGCGCTTGGTGGCCATCACGTCTTCCAACAGCAGCCTGTACGACAAGCTGTATGCCTTGAAGGACTTCCCCGAAGGCGAGATGATGCGGATCATCGAGCTGCGGATTCACCCAACCAACAGCCACTCCAAGGAATACACTGACGCCCTGTTCGGCCGATTGACCGACAACTACGGCCACGCCGGAGAGGTGTTCATCAAGTATGTGGTCGAGAACCTGCCCGATGTGCTGGATATCCTGCGTGACGTTCAACTGCGTTTGGATGCCGCTGCAGGGCTTGGCCAACGTGAACGCTTCTGGTCCAACATCGGGGCGCTGGCCATCACCGGGGGCCTGATTGCCAACCAACTGGGCTTGCTCGATATCGACGTGAAACGCATCTTCAACTGGCTCGTGGTGTTCCTGAAGACCGGCAAGGGTGAAGTCAAGAATGGCACGGTTACCGATGGCGCTGGCGCACTGGGCTCGTTCATTGCGGGCAACATCAACAACATCCTGATCATCCGTGACGGTGCAGCAGATAACGGATTGCCGACACCCCCGATGCGTGAACCGCGTGGGGAACTGTTGATTCGTTACGAGCCGGATACAAAATATCTGTACATCGTGCAAAAGAAGTTCAAGGAATGGTGCGCCAAGAATCAGGTCAGCTACCACGACACCGTGAACAACCTGCGCAATTCAGGCGTGAACATCACTGCCACGAAGAAACGCATCGGCAAAGGCACAATGGTTGCATCCCCACCGGTCAACGTGCTGATGATCGACGACACCATGCACAACGTGTTCGACAGCGAAGCGGTGCTGGCGGCAAGCGATGAGCAAGCCGATTGAAACGGAAGGGGTTCAGATCGATATTGAATGGGGGAAGTTCATCGTGGGCTCCTCATTCTTTATCCCGTGCATTGACACCAAGTCCGTGCGCAAGCAGGTCGAGCATCACGCCGCCGCCCGGGGCATGCAAGTCCGTGCAAGGGACCGCATAGAAAATTCTTTCTGGGGGGTTCGCGTTTGGCGCGTGGCGTGATACCATTTTCTGGCAACTTGCAGTTGCTCATGGAACTCCAAAGGGATTACCCCCCGGCTCAACACCGGGGGGTTCTTTTATTCCCGTAGCGACTTTTCAAGTTCCCGGGTGTAACTGAGCATCTCGTTTTCGGATTCCCGAATTTCGTCAATCAGCTCCCGGCGCTCCGCGCTGGTCATGCCCAACATCTCATCTGTACCCTGTTCAACCATCGTGCGCAGGGCACGCATCTGGCTCAAGTCGCGCAAGGTGTCGTTGATCAGCGGGGCGGCAGCAATCAAGGCTTGGTTCTTCTCCAGATACTTCTCTGCCTTGGCTGGGTCCTTGGTGAGCAGGTCCTTGAAGGTTGCGTCGGCTTGGCCAACCCTTTCCCGCAGGTCATAGAACTCAGCCTTCTTGCGCCCACCAACGGTGTCGTACAGGAAGATGCTGGCAAACGGCATCTGGTACAGCGGACGGTCAGGGCGGCTCGGGTTGAGCAAAGCGTCTGTTGCCAGCAGGGTGGTGGAACCCGCAAGGCCGAACGTGCCGCGCAAGAAGTTGTCGATCTTGATGGGCGACATGTTTGTTGCTTCACCAAGCGACTTGGCCAGCTCCGATGTGGAGGACGTGGACCGTTGGCCAGCTTCAAGCCGCTGCATGGATGCAGACTCCAGCTCCCGTTGCAGGAAGAAGGAATAGTTGGTCATGTTCTCCAGCACAGGGCGGACAAACGATGGCACTGCCGTGGGCGATCCGTAGGCCGAGAACCCGGCCTTGACCACACTGCCCAGCGCCTTGGTGATGTCCTGCTCTTCCTCGGTGCCGAGGCGTTGCATGTACTGGACGACACGCTCGGGGATGGACTTGAAGATGAACGCCAATTCCTTTGGCACGGGGATTTTGTATCCGCCGGGCAGGAGCCAGTTGTTGTCGCGCACTTCGTCTGTGGCGTCCTTGTAGCCCTCGTCGTCGCTCATGGCCAGCGCGTAGGCAAACCCGAATGCAGTCATCATGGCCACACGGCTCATGAACATCCTGCGTGCTGCGCTGCGCTCACCAGAGGAAGACCCGTCGATGCCTGATGCCGAGCGGTACAGCACGTCCATACCCTGCGCGTAGGCGTTGAAGAAGGGGATCACTCGTGCGGCCGTACGCATCGTGGCGCTGGAGCCCCTGCGGGTGAAGTTGATCAACTCGCGTGCACGGGTCTGGGCCAGCAGCTCATCACCGTTGGTTTCCCGCATGGTCTCTTCGTACACAGCCAAACGAGCCGCAAGGTCCGAGGCTTTTGTGAGTTGCTCAAGGCGGTGGAACGTCTTACCGGCCACGCTGCGTTTTGCGGCACCGATTTCTTTTTCGATGTCGGCCACAGGCTCGTAGATGTTGAAGTCGTAGTCACCGATGATGCCCAGCTCTTCCATGCGTTTGACCGCCACGGATTTGCGACCTGTCAGCTCACCAAAGAACACCTTGGGGAAGTTGTACAGAGTCTTCATGGCAACAACCAGCGGACGCTGCACACCGGAGTAGAACGCTGCACGCTGCGCGTCATCCACCACCTGCTTGATGGCAAACGGGGGCATGGCAGTGACCGACACGCGCAGGATACGGGCTGTGGCACCGAGGGCCTTGGTCAGGCCGTTCATGATCTCTGGTGCTTGCTGGAAGGCCAGCATGTCGTATTCGTTTTGCACCTCGAAGAACACGGGCTCGCCGTTGCGATACAGGCGGGGCACCACAAGGTTCTTGTTTTGCGCAGCTTCCACCTTGGGAATCTCACGTGCAAAGCCGCCAAGCTCCATCGCTTCCAACAGCTTCACGCTGGCGTTGTTGCGCATGGTGTCTTCCACCATCCAGCTCAAGCGGTTGGCGTAGGCATCGAGCACGTTGCGCACTGGGCGACCCAGTGAGCCTTCCATGCCGGGGTAGTTGCGCAGCACTGCCAAGCCCTTGCCACGGGTGAACTTCGGTGCCACCGGGGTTTCTTCAAACACACGGTCGAACGGCACGTAGGCTTCGTTGTCCTTCCAGAATTGGCCCTGCTCTTTGGTGATCCGGCCAGTGGCAATCATCAGGTCGATGGCCTGTGTGCGGGTGGCGTTGAGGTCAGCTTGAATGCCCTGTATGCCCTTGGACTTCTGGTAGATCGCTTCCATCTGATCGATCTCTGCATTGGTCATGTGCAGGGTGATCTTGCGGGCGCGTTCTTCTGCAGCCTCTTTGGTCTTGCCCTTGCCAGCAAGGATGATGGCCGACTGCTCCAGATCGTTGTTGTACTGGCGGATGCCATGCACACGGTGGCCTTCCAGCACGGTGGAGATTTCGGACTTGGCTTCCTCGTAGGTCATGCCGTTTGCAGCGGCAAAGTCCTTGACTTTGTTGAGCGCCGACACCATCGACTTGTCCTGATCGAACGTCTCGACCAGACCTTCCTTGGTCATGCGGATGCCACCAGCACGGAAGAAGTCCATGATGATCTTGGCGTTGTCTTCCGCTTGGCGCACCAGCACCATAGGGTTCAGGTTGCCGAAGGAATCGCGCACGCCCTTGGAGAACATCTGCGACACTTTGGATTCCACCGATGCAAACTTGTCTGCAACGGCTTGGCGGAATGTGGTGATGATGCCGGAGTTCTCACGAGCACGCTTCATGCCCTGCACGGCCTGACCCACCACACCCTCGGGGCCGCGTTCGCCCACAGGCAGTTTGTCCTGCAGCGCCTTGATAGCGGCGCGGGATGCTGGGTCGAGGTCTGCTGTGCCGGGGATGGAGTTACGTTCGCTTTCGGCAGTGGCCTCACCCTTTGCAGCGGTGAAGGACTCCATCGTGAACGCAGCCTTGGCCAGCAGTTGAACCTGCTCGGCAGTCAGGTCGTTGATGCCCAGCGAGGTGCCGAAGACGCGGTTGATTGCTGTCAAGAAGCCCGTCTTGATCTGGTTGTACAGGTTGCGCAACATGCCGACTTTGGGCAAGGTGCCCGCAGCCTCAGACAGGGCCATCTCTTCAACGAAGTAAGCCAGCAGCTCATCGCCAAACACTTCAGGGCCGCGCTTCATATCCCGAATCGGGATGCGCTTGTACGCGGCTTGTGCCATCTTGGCTTCGGTGGAACCGTCAGCCTTCTCAATCATTTTCTGCAGGCGGGCGATGATGGCGTCGTACTGCTTCGCGCCGACCATGTTCTTCAGGCCCAAGTGGGCACCGACCTCGTGCAGGGCCACAGACATGACCTTGCCGCTGGGGATGCCGTTGGCGTACAGGGTGACCGACTTGCCGTCATACAGACCGCCGATCTTGCGGCCCCCGGGGGCAGCAGCTTCGAGCTTGATCTTGCCGGACTTGAGCATGCGGCGCAGTGCAGCACCCATCATGCCGGGCATGTTGGCAATCTCCGCTTGCATGGCGTCGAGGGTCTGCCCTGTGGCCGTGGCGGGTACGGAGAATCGTTCCTGTGGCAAACCTTTCTGTTCGCGGCCTGCTGCTACGCGGGTGTCTTTCTGCGCAGAAGTGGTGTCCACATCACGGGTCACTTTGCGGGTCACCGGCTCTACGGATTCACGCACCAGAACGTCTGCGCCCTGCTTCTTGCCAGTCAAAAAGTCTTTGGTATCCGCTTGGTTGTCGGGCACCACAAACAACTTGGAGCCGTCCATTTGGGCGGCGTAGTTGTCCATCAAGTTTTTGTATGCGGCCTTGTCGATGTTGATGCAACCGAACGAGAACCGCGAATCTGCAGCGGTGTCTGTCTTCAGGGCAGCAGCACGGGCACCAGCGTCTTTTTCCTTGAGCCAGACGGAGTGCATGATGGTGACCCACGCATCGGGATCATTGATGGCCAGCACAGTGCCGGTATCGTATTCACCTGCAGTGCGCTTCTCGTCCGCGCCCTTCTTGGCGTCGATGACCTTGATGTCAAACATGCCAGCGGGCGTGATGCGGTTGCTGGGCAGGTCGTTGTTGCCCTTGTACAGATCACCCTTGGCCAGACCAAACAGTGATTTCTTCTGCAGGACCAGAGTGCCATCGGGCTTGAAGATGAAGACGCGACCACTCGGCTTGTCTGCAATCGTGATGAGCTTGTCGCCCAGCTTGCCCTTCAAGGCGGGGATCATGGTCTGGTATGCCAGCTTCGCGCCTTCGGACATGCCCTTCACATTGGCAGGCAGGGGGGCGAGCACTTGCTCTTCGGTGGTGATGGTCGCCTTGTTGGTGACCACAAAACCTTCGGGCAGTGTCATGCCGCTTGGGTTGAAGATCATGCTGACAGCCAGCACCCCGGCGTGCACTTGGCGGATGATTTCCCGGATTGCTTTGGCGATTGCCTTGGCACCCTTCTCCGCAAACGTGGCAACGTCCTTGTTCAGGCGTGCCCAGAACTCTGGCGAATCTTTTTGTGCGCCGTAGAACTCTTCCAACTCTGCAGTCTGATCTTCTTGCAGGCGGCTGACAGGGCCTTCCAGCAAAGCACGTTGGTTGTCAGGAATCTCCCGCGCTTCAACGTCGATGGTGATCGGCTCTTTGGTGAGCTTGGGTTGCTCGGGGGTTGTGGTGCTTCTACCCTGCTCTTGTTCATAGAAGTCAAGCGCGGCCTCGATCTCATCGATCATGTCCTCGGGGCCCATGTCCCGGTCTTTGCCGATGTTCAAAGTTGCGTTGAGGCTGATCTCATCAATCAGGCCAGCCTTGAACAGGCGCATTGCAAACGCCTTGACCTTGGCCTTGGTTGTCTCTGGGTCGAGGTCCAGATCACCTGCGGTATCGCGTGCCTTGGCAAGCGTCAGCTCACCGCGCTTGGCCTTGGGTTTTGGCTCTGTTTTCGGCTCTGTTTTTGACTCTGATTTCTGCAGCGCATCAAACTTCGCCTTCGCATCACGTGCGGCTTCTTCGCTTGCGCGTTCAGCTTCCGCCAAGTCTGCGGCCAGACCTTCTGGCTGGTCGTACCCAGCGGCGTCAGATTGGTTCCGCAGCTCCACCACTGTGGCGCGAGCTTTATCCGCTGCGTCTTCCGCAGCTTCGTATTCGGCTTTTACTGCAGGCTGCTCCGCGCTGACTCCAACATCTCCCGTGCCAGCATCTGGTCCAGTAGGAACCAATCCGCGTCCGACAGGTGCTGCAGGTGCTTCGGTGGCTGGGGCAGTTCCGGCTCCGGGTTCAGCAAGCTCGGTTGTGGCAGGTTGTACAGGTAACGCCACGCTTCGCTTACGTCCTCGGGGCTTATCGCTGACCGCAGGCGCAGGTTGCGCGGTTGCCGGGGTTGATACATCGGGGACTCCTTGGAACTCGGGACGGGCAAGGTACGCGTCCACTTTTTCAACGATCGGGGCACTCTTTCCTTCCTTGTACACCGTGAGCATCTTCTTGACTTCAGCGGCGTCTTCTGGTTTTGTAATGTCCAGCCCGTGGATAGGGTGGGTAGGCTTGCGCAAGATGGCCGAGTGGCCGATGCCCAACACGCCAAGCACGTCAGGCGACATCAGCGTCGGCACGGTGGCTGGCGTGGGCTTTGCCCGAACTGTAGGCTCGGGAACTGGTTGCCCTTCTGGCTGCTTCGCAAACGCAGACTGCTCAGCCAACGCAGCTTCACGTGCTTGCTGCTCAGCCGCCGCACCTTCGGTTGCTTCGCGCTCAAGGCGCTGTTGGTACGCTTGGTCCACACCTGCAAGGGTGTAGTCTCTGATCTGGCCGTCCAGATACTTGATGCGCTGCTTAATCTCTGGGGTCTGCTCTGAAGCCTTGAGCTGCTCACGCATCTTGACCAGATCGGCATACTCGAACGTGGCCTCTATCATGAGGTCGGCCTGCTCTTGGGTCGATACGTCCTGCGCACGGGCAGGAGACTGCGGGGGCACTGTGATCGGGGTGAAGCTACGCTCACCTTTACGCAGCTCGGCCGGAGTGAACAGCGTGCCCTGATCCTGCCCTTGCTTGAGCTGCGGGCCACGGTTGGCAGTGCGCTCCCGGACCATCTCGTTCAACTGGGTGCGGCGTGTGCGGATTTCCCGCATGCGCTGGTTATCAGCAGAGGTCTTGTCCTTCTTCGCCTGCAGCGCGGTGTATTCCTTGTCCAGCGTGGCCAGCTCTTGCCGGAAGAACTCTGTGTCCTGCACCTCATCAAGGCCAAGCTGCTGCTGACCTGCAGCTTCCAGCTCCTCTGGCGTGCGGGCGAACCCGGCTTCCTGTGCGACCTCTGTGGTCAGGGGGAAGCCTTCATACAAGTCGGAGGGGCGCGGCGCGGCCTCATCGGGCGCGGGCTCCAGAATCTGACCTGCGAGGTCTCGCTGCGGCTGTGTGGGGGTGGGCAGGCCACGGAACAACTGCCCTTGCTGGCCAACGTACCCTTGGGCCTGTGCGGCCTTGGCTTCTGCACCGAGCCCTTGTTCAAGCTCCAGTGTGGCGCGGCGCTCACGCTCCGCCTGTGCTTTCTGTTCGAGGTCTGGGATTTCGCCCGGGGCACCCGGAGTGCCTTTGGCGCGGCGACCAAGCGCCATGTCCAGCAAGCCTTGCACCAGTGCACCAGTAGCGCCACCGTAGGCTGCAGATTCACCGACCTGCTCGATGATGGCCTGCTCTGGCTTGTAGATGCCCTTGGCAATCAAGTTCTGTGCGATCTGCGTTGCAGCTTCCTGCGCACCTTCTTCACCACCGGCGACCAGCGCACGCTTGATCTGGGCAGCGGCACCTTGCTTGATGGGGTCGGCCAGTCGGCCCAAGATTCGCAAGGGAGCGAACATCTCCGTCACACCCACACCTGCGCCCAGTGCAGTGGCAAGGCCCCGTTCACCGGCGGTCGCTGCACCTTCTTCGGCACGGCCACGGGCTTCACCAGCCCCAGCGCCAACACCCAATGCAGTGGCCCCGATGCGGCCAGCAATACCCAAAGGTGCGGATGCAAGGAACGGAACGGTGGAGCCTACGGCTTCGCCAAACTTACGGCCGATCGATTCTTCGTAGCCAGCACCAGCTTCAAATGGTTTGCGTGCCGAGGCAGCAGTCTCTTTGACGAACTGCCGGGTGGCTTTTTCTGCGTCTTCAGGCAGGAGGGCGGATGCGCCTACAGCGGCGCTTTCGGCAAGGCCGATGGCCCCGGGCACGATGCCCTTGAAGAATTCTTTGACGTTGCCACCGACGGTGGTTTCCGCCGGAGGCTGCGCGGCCTCTGGGTTTTGGGCGAGGACCGCCTGAGCTACCTGCGCATCACTTGCCCCCGGAGGACCCTCAATCTGGTATGTGCGACCGTTGGGGGCTGTGATGCGGTAGGTTGTCATGATGCTATGGCTTTACGACTTGTGGTTTGCCCCATAGGGACATGTCAATTCCGCTACCGGCACTGGTAGGGGACGCTGCCAGCATTGTATCCAAGCCTGCGGCTTGTGCAATCGCTGCGTTGACTTGGGCCAGCTTTGCTTCGTATTGCTTTACGGCTGCTTTGGCATCTGCACCAATTTTGCCCGGCATCATTGCCTGCTTTGCAGCGGCCTGATACATCGGATCACTCTTCAAATTGGCCGCGTATGCTTTGAGCTGTTCCAACCGTAACTTGTCCGCCTTGCTCATGCCACCATCTGCATTGGCTGCTCTTTGCCGCAAAGCATCCGCCTTGATGCGCTCGACTGCCAAAGATTCTGTTTGGTACGCCTTGGTTTGTTTGAGCTTGTCTGCTTCCAGCCCAGCGGTAACCGCAAACTGCCGCTCTTGGCGAGATTGGTTGGTCAGCGCGACAGCATCTCTGTGGTAACCAGAACGCTCAGCGCGTTGGGCCTGCATGATGGACATTTCAGACTGACGCAGCGCACGGCGTGCAGCTTCATCTGCCTTCTGTGCAGCGGTGAAAGTTTCAAAACCTGCAATAGCCCCAGCGGCGATGTTCTCAAACGGATTGCTTGATTTGCCGCCCATCATGCCAACACCGGCGCGGAACAAGGCTTCGCCCACGTTGGAGTCTTTGCGCTTGCCCAAGGCTTCCTTTTCGGCTTTCAGCTCGGCCAAGAACGGGCTGTATTCCTTGTCCATGCGATCGATGTCCTTTTTGGACAGGGCTTCGGCTTCCGCACCGAGTTCTGCGGCGGTGCTGGCTTTGAACAAGCTGGCAAGTCCACCTTCGGGGGTGACGGCTTTATCCGCGACCGCTTCTTGCTTGGGTGGCGGAACGACGTTGGCCTTGCCTTTGCCTGTGCCTTTATCAGAAGCTTTGGCTTTAGGTTTTTCCGCGTCTCCGCTGATGGAAGGGACTTTTGGCATGCTGCCTGCGGCTATGCGGCGATCCATGCCGCTGGTGTATTCATCCCGTTTTGGCTCTGCGGTGGGGGTTGACAACGCTGCCAACTCCGCCTGACCTTCGGCTTCGCGCTCGGGCGAGCCAAACAGATAGTTTGCAAAGCTGGTTTTCTGGCGGGCGTCCATCATTTCTTGCCGACGTTGTGCCATTTCCCGTTCTTTCGCGGCCTTGGCGGCGTCTTCGGCGCGGTTGCGCTGCCACCACTTATCGTAGGCTGCGGGGATTCCCGCCAAGTCCTGCACGAATTGGGACTGCGAACCGTTGTACCGCGCAACACCACCTTCAGCCATGCGCATGACTGGTTCTTGGCCATAGGTAGACTCACCTTCATCGTAGCCTTCGTAGCCAGCAATGCCGCCGTCGGCCATCATCTGCATGTTGGGTGCAGGCAGGGCCGCAATGCCCTGCTCTTGGGGTGGGGCCATCTGCGCCAGCGCAGCGTCAGCTACCTTGGGCTGCTCCTGCATGCCCTGTGGTGCCTGTGCGGCTGCACGCATCTCTTTGCGGCGGTTGGACTCCGACACAGCCAACGACATGATGTACGGATCGTTCTTGTGCATCTGCGCATATTGCTGCAGTGCCTGATCCGGCAGGCGTGCCAGAGTGGATGTGATCTTGTTGACGTCAATTCCTGCCATGATGATTCCTTATGCCATGTTGGCAATTGCCAGATCGGCCAGACCGGAGCCCACGCGACCACCACCAGCGAACGCGCCCAGTTTGCTCAAACCCAACGCGGCAGTACCCAGACCCGCTGCTTGTGAAACGGTCGAGGGCGGCGGTGTGAACATGGTCTGCGACTGCTGTGTCAAAGGCAAGCCACGGATCATGTCGGACATGAAGCCGAGCTGCTGGTATGGGCGCTGCTGCGCATTCAGGAAGTCCTGATACTGTGCGCCGAGGATGTTCTGTGCCTGCGCCTGCTGCTGACCGCCATACGTGTTCTGCAGCTTGTTGATGTCCATCATCTGGCCAGCATACTGACCACCAAGCGTGCCGAGTTGACCCGCTGCCCCCAGCCCCACCTGAGCGCCCTGCATGTTAAGACCGGCACCATACTGGGAGGACTGCTCGCGCAACTGGGCTGCTTGTTGGGCAGCTTGCTGCTCGGCGTTGAACTGGTTCATGGCTTGGCCATAGGCGTCCTGCATGCCCTTGTTCTGGATGTCACCCATCTGCATGGACAGGTTACGCTGGGCTTCAGCGTTCTCAATAGCTTGACGTGCACCACCGAACGCACCGGCACCTGCGGCTTTGGCGCCGCGCTGGGTAGAAGCAATGTCGGCTTGGCGCTGCGCTTCGCGCTTGTTGGCGTCCACCACCTGCTGCATGTACGGCGACATGTACTTGTCGGCCGCGCCGGGCTGCGTGAAGCTCTGCGACTGGTACTGCGAAGGGCCGTACTGCGCGTTCAACCCCTTTTGCGCGGCCAGTTGGGCAATACCTGTGGCTTCGTTGATCTGCCCGGCCGGAGCCATCGAGCCGATGTTGGCGTAGGACTGCTGCTGCAGGGGGCTGAACTGTGCGTAACGCTCGCCTTGGTACTGCAGGTACGGGTTGGATTCAAGGTCTGTCAGACCTGCGGCTTGGCCCAGCAGGGTCTCTGCATAGGGCGCAAGAATGGGGGAAAAGCCGTACTGCGTTTCGGTGGTTTGGACTGCCATGATCTTGTTCCTTATGCGGGAAGGTATTTGTCAGCGCGGCTGTTCTTGGCAACGCGCCCTTTGCCTGTAGTCTTGCCCCGTGCTTTTTGCACACGGTCCATCATGGCGTACAGCTTGCGGGCACCGGCTTCAGTCGAGCCGTTACCCAGCTCAGACACGATGCGGGCTGGCACCACGAACTCACCATCAGCCAGACGGGCAGGGCGCTTGCCGCCAATTGTCGCAGGGATCGAATCGCTCACGCCATCACCGGGGCCGCGCAGCAAGCGCCCGCCATCCGAGTAACCGCCAAGCGAGCCCAGCCCGCCAAGGGCGTAGCCTGCAACACCGCCTTGGGCCATGCGCATGAGGCCACCGTCCTTTGCGGGGTCTTCCGGTCTTGTTGTGGTCGGCGTAACGATGGCTTCTGTAACCCACTTCCGATCTGTGGAATTCCACACCCACTTCTGGCCTGTTGGAGGCGCAGTCTTGGGCGTAGCGTTGGGGTTTTTCAGCTCGTCAGCAATCTTCGGACCCTTGTAGGGGTTCTGAATACCCACGGACTTCCAGTAATCCGTTGCAATGTCTGTGCCTTCAGGCAGGTACGGGTTGACCGGGTAATCGCCTTGATTAGACAGATACTCGTACGCCTTACGCGAACCGCCCCTTGTCGCTTGGGAGATCGGCTGTGTAACCGGCACTGGGGGCGCAGGGTTTAGCTCGTCAACAGGTGTTGGGGTGTATGGGCCCGGGTTTGCTGGGTTTGTACCACCGCCACCGCCGCCACCGCCACCGCCACCGCCACCGCCACCGCCACCGCCACCGCCACCATCCCCAGAAGTGGTGCGCGAGATAACGCCGTCGATGGCCACATCGTCAGGACCCATTTGTGCGCGGAGTGCATCCCTGCGAGCCATGCGCTCGGTGCGGTCCATGTCCATCTGCTTGATGCGGTTGTAGGCTTGCTCGTCGGTCTCCCCGTGCAACATGCCTTTAACACCCTGCGCCAACATTGGCGCAAGGATTGGATCGGATGGCGTGTAAGCAGCAAGTTTTGCCGCAGCGGCTTCTCTTTTTGCGGTTTCGACATCAATAAACCGCTGGCGCTCTGCATCGCTCATGGGGCCACCGCCACCGGTAACAAAACCGCCGTCTTCAAACGCCACGGCTCCGCCGTTGGCCAAAGCCATCAGGCCACCAGCTTTTGCGCCGATCGGCGTGCGTGCACCGGGATCGTTGGCGTTGGTGTACTCCGACAGGTTGCGTGAGCCCCATTCATCGGACTTGACTGGATCGAAATACTGGTACTTGCCGGTGCGCCAGTCGTAACGAGCAGGGCGAATGTAACCGGGGGTCTGCTTGGACTCTGGCATGTCCTCTTCGTTCTCGGGGGACAGCAGTGCAGAACTGCCCGCAGCGTACAGGTACTTCTTGTTGGCTTTTGCAAACTCGCCAATCTTGCCTTGGTCGTAGATGCTCTCTGCGCCTTTGCTCAACGCGTCCAGACCGGTAGGTGGGGCGTACCCCGCAGTGCTCAATGAGCCCGGATCAATCGTAGCAGGGGCCCCTTGAGTAGGCAGTTGCGTAGCCGTTTGGACAGGATCAATCGTAACTTCCGCAACGGGGGTAGCACTTCCGGTAGCGTCAGCCATAGTGGTTGTGGGGCCGGTGGCTGTAGCTTGCGCGGATGGTGTGCTAAGGAAATTCTCTGCTGCGGACGCGCCTTCCAAAGCAGGGGATGCGGCTTGTTGCGCGGCTAACTCCTGCGCAGCAGCTTCGTTTACCCCTGCAGCGCCAAGACTCGCCGCCAAACCAGCGCCGCCATACGCACCCAAACCTGCCAACAAGCCTTCTTTCAAGCTGCCCTTGGCCAAGCCGTAGCCTGCTCCGACCACAGTGCCCGCCATCGCGGCGCTAAGCCCCAAACCGGCAGGGCCAAGAGCAACGCCCAGTACCAGAGGGAGCAGCGACTTCAGCTTGAACGCTTCAGGCAACCCCGTTTCGGGGTTGATGGTCAGCTTTTCGCCGTGGTGAAGGGCAAGGGCGTGGAGTCCGGCAACTTCACTGGGTGCCATGTGCACCAGCATTGAATCACCGTATCGGCCTTTTGAAGCCATGTCATTGGCAAGGGCGTGTAGGCTCATATCAGACCTTTATTTTCAAAACTTTTGTGGCGCTGTCATAGTAGACAGACCCCACACGGAGGTTAGCGTAATCCGCGTCGGTAGGCAAGCTGGCAATGAACGCCCCGGGGGTCGTCGGATCGGGCTGCGCAAAGCTCAAACCCGAGATGATTTCCGTACCGTTTCGCTGCGTAGATGCCGACATTGGCCCCGGCGATACCACTTGGTTGAAGAACAACCGGAGCACGTTGGACAACCGGTCCATGTACTGCCGATTGTATTCCTCTGGGGCCAGCGGTAGGCTGGGTGGGGTTACGTTTGCTTGTGCCATATATCAGCGTCTGCCGTCAGGGCGAATGTCAATTCGCGGGGCCCCAAGCTGCCACGTCGTGCCAAGCTGGGAAGAGTCGATCTTGAAGATGAGCTGCCGCCCGCGCACGCGGGTGTAAATCTGTCCGGTGAACTCTTCGGTCACGACATACGTGCTGCCCTTGACCACGCTCTGCCCTGCGGAATCGGTAACCCCGGAGCCGGAGTTGTACAGTCCTTGCAGCGTCATGGTGATCTGCGGCGTAGGGGAAGACGATGACCCGTCAAACGTCAAATCTGGCAACACGCGCCAGACAAACCCGAAGTTGTGGCCGTCACCAATGTCGAATTCCGAAGACGAGATGTTGGCCGCAATGGGTGTCGGCACGGCTGTGGAGTTGTCGTCCACCCCGTCTTCGTGGTTGACAATGTTGTTGATGTAGGTTGCAGCAATCGGGAAGCTCAGCAAGCCAGAATCCAGCCACGCTGTGCGGCCCATCGTGCCGTAATACCAGATTTTTTCGAGGTAGTTGAAGATGACGTACTTGTCCACCACCGTGGAACCTGCCGAGCAGTAGAACCACCAGACCTCGTTGAAGCCCTCGTTGGTGCCTGCAAAGACCTGCACCGCCTGATCTTGGTTGAAGTCGTTGAAGATGTATCGGCGCAAGTCGCAGTTGAGCGTTTGCACACGGCCGTCGTAGGCGTAGAACTTGTCCACGCCCATCCAGTACACCACACCAGACGCCAACGCCACAGCGTTCGGGCCTGCGATCGAGATGTTGTCGCCCAGCAACTGGGTGCCCCAGACGTAGGGTGGTCCGAGGTACTGCAGCGAGTACAGCGCCTGATCCGTGAACGTGACAATTTCCTGCCGGGTCTGGATGGCCGTGATGATTTCCGAGCCGTGCGACAGGCGGATACTGCCCGCTTGGTTGGTGACCGCAGGGGTCCACGTATTGAAGTCTTCCTGATCCGACCAACGGATCAGCATGGGGTCAATCGTTGCCGTGCCGTAATCGTTGGTGCCAAACACCAGCGTAAAGCGCGAGGAATCCGACACAATGATCTTGTTCTGGAACAGTGGGGTGTCTGTATCCCCAGAAACGGTCAGATCGACGCCCCGGGTCCCTGTGCCAGCAGACGAGTCCCAGTAGTAAATGCCTCCGCCTCGGGGGCCAAACAGCAGGTCTTCGCCGTAGTTGTACTGGTTCCAAAGCTGTAACGGGATAGGGTCAGCAGTGCCCGTGCCCCAAGGGCCGGAACCCCAACCACCCGCGCCCCACCCGACCAGTGGGATTTGCGTTTCAGGGCCGGTGTTGAGCTGGTAGTTAGCAACCACGGAAGCACCGCCACCGGGGGAACCCGAAACGTCAGTCGCGTTGGCTACGGCCGACACCGTGATGGTGTAGCTATTTGCGCTCAAGACAGTGACTTGGTACTCGGCATTGAGCACGCCTGCCGTGATGTTGCCGCCCAGACCTACCGCGCCGCTGAAGGTCACAAAGTCCCCGGTCAAGCAGCCGTGTGCTGTGTCCGTGACGGTGATGACGCTGGAGCCCAGCGTGGCCACAAACGGGTCGGCGTTGATGGTGGGCGTTGCCCGGATGGGGGTGATGTCGAAATACTGCCCGCCCAGATTGATGTAAAACTTCAGGTTTGTGCCCACGCCAATCAGGTTGGCCCCGCCAAGGGTGATCCAGTTCCACAACGAGCGGCAGACGCCCAAATACGTCTCGGCGCTGAAGCGTGTCCAGCCACCGATCTTCTCGGGGTTGCCCTGACGGAAGCGGATTTTGTCGCAGTCGTACCAACCGCCTTCGGTGGTGTAGCGGGTGTTTTCCCGGTTAACCCCCGGTTTGAACAGTATTTTTTGTAACGGCACGGCTCACCTCATGCGGTCAAGACGTTGAGGGCGGTGTTGATATGCGCAACCCTATCTGCGAGCCCTATTGTCCCACCATTGATCTTCTTTGTCATCCCGGTGAAATCCTTGGCGTCGGCTTCCTTGTTTAAACCGCGCTTGTTCCAGTACCAAGCAGCCGTAAGAGCTGCGTATTCTTTTGTCAGAACCAAGTCAGGGTTGGCCACAAAGTCTACCCCCAAGGCATCAGAGGCAAGGCGGTAGTTGTCCTTGCCGGTCAACTGAATCAGGCCACGGCCACGGTACTTCCAGCCATCGCCCTCTTCGGTATTACCCATGCGCCCGGAGTACACCTTGTTGGCGATCTTCTCGGGGTTGCGGTGAAAGGGCTGCGCTGCCTCCTCGGACGGGAAACGGCTTGGCCAAGTGGCATGCAATCCCTTGGCGCTGTAGTTCAGGTTCTCCTGCAGGGTCTTGAAGTTGCCGGACTCATGGGCGCACTGGCCGATGAACGCAGCTTGGCGCTCGGGGGTGCTGATGTCAAACCGCTGGAATGCAGCCGTCAGAGGCTCAAGCCAAACGGGGTCGATGTGCATTTCTTTGAGTTGGTCTTCAGTCATTTGACGGGTCCTGCCTTTGAAAGTAAATCAGTCTTGGCCTGCGATCCCGCAGAGCTGCCAAAATAATACGCGATGATGCCTGTCCATGCGGTGCCAAGCGAACCAAGCATCATCAAGATGGCAGGGTTGTTGCTGTCCACCTGACCGATGAACATCATGATCAGGATGCCGAAGAATCCGACAGTGACAGCGCCAGCGAGCAGGGGAGGCATCAGGCTGCGAGTAGTGGCCTGCATCTCCCGGGCGGACTTGCGGTCTTCCACTTCCAGCTTTTCAAAGTTCAGGCCAAGCTCCTGCGCCTGCTTTTGCAACTCGATCTCGGCAATCTTGACCTGTGCGATCTGCTCGGCGCTCAGCTTGTTGTTGGAGATCATGTCCCCCACTTTGTCGGGGTCCACGCCAATGGCCTTGGAAATAGCCGACACAGCCATGCCAGCCAACGGTCCACCCATTGCTGTGGCAATTGTGGGCGCGATTTGTTTAAGCCATTCCATATCAGTTACCCCTTTTGGTTAGCATTGCGCTGGCGATCTCCAGCATGAATTTTACTTGTTCGAGGTTTTCTGGCTCCTGCGGCCACCCCACCGTTACCTGACCAACGAACCGGGGGCTGTCTGGCGGAACGCTTACCCGGCAGGTGTACCCCACACCCTTCTCGATGTACCACAAACCCACCTCAGACTGAGCGTAGCGGTACTCCCCGCAAGGGATTTGGTTGGTCATCAGC